AGGTATTTTCCAATACCCTGAAACACAAGTTAATGTATGCATTACATTTATACATTTGCTAGACTCTTAGACCCTTCAGATTTAATTCTTTTTATCATTCTTAAATAACTTATAACCAGAATAGATCGTTGCAGGAACAATGCCTGCCGCATTTTGTAAAAACGAGCCCATTACACTCGGATAAAAACCACCTACCTTTAGATTCTTACGATTCCTCCGATTCCTCTGTGTCTTTCTTCTGCGTCCACCTCTAAGAACTGCGCTCGTGGGATTCAAGACAGGGCGTGCCAAGCCGGGCTCAGAAATCTGGACATTAGTTCCTGCAGATGCAGAAGGCTCCTTATACGAAGGAGTCGTATAAGATAAAGGAAATCCCGCGCCTGTCGGTAGCCCGCCTCCTGCGTATGTACGCATATGGCGTCTAGATTTGCGGCTTCTAGATTTACGCTGTGTTCTTCTCTTACTTCTAGTCTGCTTCATTCTATTGGTATACAATGAAAAAGAGTTCTGAATAAAAAAGGCAATCCAAAAATTGACCCGTGAACTCCCCCCTTAGCCAGGTATGGCAGACCAATATAAGAAGCACACGCACCGTGAGCACATCCTCGAACTTCCTGATACCTATGTCGGTTCAACGGAGACACACGAGGAGGTGCGTTGGGTCTATAATGCAGAGACGAACAAGATGATGCACCAAAAGGTCGCATTCAATCCTGGCTACTACAAGATCTTTGATGAGATCATTGTAAATGCTCGTGATGCGCTTGTTCGCTCGCAGACTGCAAGTGCGACAGGAGCACAACCGATCAAGCACATTGAGATCACTGTTGGCCGCACTACATCCGGTGCAGTTCTCATCGAGGTTGAAAATGACGGTGATGGCATTCCTATCGCCATTCACCAGGAGCACAAGGTCTACGCGCCTGAGCTCATCTTTGGCCACCTCCTGACGAGTGGCAATTACGACAAGACCGAGGAGAAGATCGTCGGTGGCAAGAACGGCTATGGTGCGAAGCTAACGAACATCTTTAGCAACCGCTTTACTTTGTCCACTCGCAATCCAGCGTCAGGTCAGAAGTATACGCAGACGTGGACTGATCATATGGCAGTCTGCGGAAAGCCGTCGATCGTAAAGGACAAGTCTGCCAAGGGGTTCGTCAAGATCTCATATGAGCCTGACGTAAGCCGATTTCCTGGTCTAGATCTTGCTGCTATGGAAAAGGTTCTTCACACAAGAGCAATTGAACTAGCCGCAATGGCCGGTAAGGATGTTAAGATCAGCTGGCAAGGCACAGTTGTACCGACGAACACCTTTGAAAAGTTCATCAATCTCTTTGTTCGCGACGGCAGCAGCCACGCCTATGAGCGCTGCGGCGATCGCTGGGAAATCGGTGCAGTACTTGCAAAGAATCTCTTTGCTGAGGATGACTCACCTGACGACCGGCATATCTCCTTCGTCAACGGCATCAATACGCGAAAGGGTGGCAAGCACGTCGAGACGGTTCTTCGTGTTGTACTTGGCAACTTCTCTGAGATTGCAAAGAAGAAGCGCATCGATATCAAGCCGAGTCAGCTGAAGGATACGGTTGTCTTCTTTATCAACTCTACAATCGTAAATCCTTCATTTGACAGCCAGACGAAGGAAACATTGACGACACCCGCCGCCAAGTTTGGCTCCGTGTTCAAGTCAGACAAGCTAGCCGATTCACTCATCAAGATTGGCTTGCTTGAGGAGGCTCAGGCAATTCTCGATGCCAAGGCTGCGAAGGATGCAAAGAAGACGGATGGTACGAAGCGCAAGACCCTGCGTGGTCTTCCTAAACTGGAGGATGCACTGTGGGCCGGCACGGCTAAGAGCAATGAGTGCACACTCATTCTCACTGAGGGAGACTCAGCTGCAGCGTCTGCTATCGCAGGCCTTGCAGTTGTCGGGCGTGAAAAGTGGGGTGTCTTTCCTCTTCGAGGTAAGATGCTCAACGTAAAGGACATCAGTCAGGACAAGTTCAACAAGAATGAGGAACTGACTGCGATCAAGAAGATTCTGGGCCTGGAGCAAGGCAAGGTCTACACTGACATCAAGACACTGAGGTATGGTCGTGTTATGATTATGACTGACCAGGATCACGATGGCAGCCATATCAAGGGTCTGCTAATGAACTTCTTTCACACCTTCTGGCTCTCACTGCTGAAGCGGGATTTCCTCTGTTGCCTTGCGACTCCGCTACTCAAGATGACCAAGCGCAATGATGTCCGTTCATTCTACAGCCAGTCTGAGTTTGAGGCCTGGCGCGAAGCTGAGAAGGCAACAAAGGGTGATGATGCTCTGAAGGGTTGGATGATCAAGTATTACAAGGGATTGGGCACGAGTACACCGCAGGAGGCTCGTGAGTGGTTCAAGAATCTGTTCGATATGAAGTATCTGTGGGATCAGGACAGTGATGAGTCGCTCTGCCTAGCCTTCTCGAAGAAGCGTGCAGATGACCGTAAGGAGTGGCTCAACACATTTGATCCTCGTCGTATGCTCTCTGTAAGCAAGGGTGGATCAATTCCGTACAGCCGCTTCATCAATGATGAGCTCATTCATTTCAGCAACGCTGATAATCTGAGATCGCTTCCGCACGTGATGGATGGCCTCAAGCCGTCCCAGCGCAAGATTCTCTTCTGTTGCTTGAAGCGCAACCTCAAGTCTGAAATCAAGGTGGCCCAGCTTGCGGGCTACGTTTCAGAGCACGCTGCCTATCACCACGGTGAAGCGTCTCTCAATTCGACCATCACGGGGATGGCGCAGAACTTTGTCGGCAGCAACAACATCAATCTGCTGATGCCGATTGGGCAGTTTGGCTCTCGACTGATGGGTGGCCAGGATGCAGCTCAGCCGAGGTATATTCACACGCAGATGGAACCCATCGTAGATGCTCTGTTTCGCAAGGAGGATGCAAGCATTCTCAAGTATATTGACGATGACGGTCAGGTCGTAGAGCCAGAGTATTATCAGCCTGTGGTTCCTCTGCTCGTCATCAATGGTGCAGTCGGTATCGGCACTGGCTTTAGTGCAAATATCCCTCCGCATAACCCTAGCGATGTAATCGCTCTGTTGCGGGACCGTCTGAATCTGAGCCGCTCAACACTTGCAGGACTTGTTCTGCAGCCGTGGTGGTACGGATTCAAGGGAACTATCAATCGGCCTACAGAGACGAGCTGGACGACGAAGGGTAAGGCGACGTGGGATGATAGCAAGTACACGATCACGGTGACAGAACTTCCTGTCGGAACGTGGACCAAGGACTACAAGGGCTATCTCGATACTCTCTGTACGGGTGATGAGGTCAAGGGTACCAAGCCAATCCTCAAGTCATTTGATGACCTGTATAATGACGTGGAGGTCAAGTTTATCCTCTACTTCGAATCAGATGTGTACTTTGAAATGCGATCCGATCCGGCCGCTGCTGAGAAGATGCTACAGCTCAGCTCAACGTGGCACACGACCAATATGGTCTGCTTCAACAACGAGATGAAGATTAAGCGCTACGGGACGGTGGGTGATATGATGGAGGAGTACTATCAGACTCGCCTCACCGGCTACGAGACTCGTAAGACTCTTGAAATCGGACGCCTTGAGCGGGAACTGGTCGAGTTCGATGCCAAGGCTCGATTCCTGCTAGCGCTCCTTGAGGACCGTATGGATCTACGGCGTCGTTCAGATGAGGAGATTGTTGAGGCACTAAAGGCTGAGAATCTACCGGCACTTGATGATCTTACGGATCCAGATTCAGTGGATTCGTATGAGTATCTACTACGGATGCGGATGGACCGGGTAAAGTCTTCGGCAGTGGAGGAGGCGCGAAAGCACGTGGAGGCTGCACAGGCTGCACTTGAGACACTCAAGAGCACTACAGCAACGACTCTGTGGCTACGCGACTTGGAGCAGTTTGAGAAGTCTTGGGTAGCCTTGCAGGCTGCACGCGAGGCTGCTGCGTCCGGGGCACCCCTCAAGAAGTCGGAGGCCAAGCGTGTTCTCAAGGTGAAGGCCAATTAGACAAAAGGATTGAGAGGAAGCGACTTTGTTCCAGCAGAACTGAGGCTTACGGAGCGCGCTAAAGGCACTGGCATATGGCTGATGTCATTCAAATAATAATTATAGTGATCAACTGCTGACATAATGTGCGGAACTGACCAATTAGCAACAAGAGTATTCAATGAATGAATCTGATCTGCAACACCGTACGGCAAGTTCTGCGCGTACTGTAAATACATTGTCCGCATAATGATTGTAAGTTCATCTACGGACTGATCATCAATAATGTATTTTTTCGGTCCAGACTTCTCATAGACTTGCTTCCGAATCAGATTCTGGATTACGATCACGTTTGACCTACTGAAAAAAGCAGATGCAAGCGGTGTCACTTCCCAGTTTCCACGAAGAGCATCTGCGGCAAAAGAGTCTTCTACGGAGGTTCTGTAAGTGAAACCAGGAACTGCGGCAGATCCAGAGGCCGATGCAGACGGAGATAGATTCACGCGTCCATTCATTCCATTATCCGGTAGAGGGTTCGTATTTGGTAGAACCATTGAGCTTTGCTTTTGGAAGTCCTGGATGTCCATTCTGTTTGGAGGTTAGTTTCCCTACGGCGAAAAAAGCGATACTTTATGGAATAATCTAAATTATTTTCTAGGCCGGAGGTATAACAAATGTCATCTCCTTCCAGTGCTCGTGGTATACGCAATCAGGCGCGCGGCTATTTTATCCCTCTCGCTGACGTTTCTGCGAAGGTTCTCGCCTACACGCCTGGCTCAGGCGCGGGTGGCTCATACCTCAACGGCAGCTTTGCCCTGGCGCCGTGGGCGTCTGGCGGCTCGGCTCCCTCCAGATACACCTCCACGATCTCCACGATCGGTGCGGGCGGTGTCCTCCGCGACATCGGCAAGACGGTTGTCTCCGCCGGCCGCGTCTTCCGCAAGATCCAGCTCCTCGTCCCTACGGTCTCCACGTTCGGCATTGGTGGACCGGCACCTGGTGCCACGGCCAACACGGACTTCCTCACCGGCTACATCGAGCTCCACAGCGCCGGCATCACGGATGACTTCCCTGGCGGCACGACCCCTGCGCAGGTCGCGTACTACCCGACACTCTATTAAACAGGCAGTCAACTGCAATAAAAGTTAATTAAAAACATAATTTTAATCAGTAGTACTGACTAAAATTATAGATCAACAAATAAAAAAATCTAACGAACAGGTATAATAAAAGATGTTGTCTATGGCTTCTGGTAATGCAGCGGGTCCTCGCAATCAAGCTCGTGGCTATTATGTTCCTCTAGGAACGGGTGTTCCTGGCAAGATCCTCAGCTACACCCCTGGCTCAGGCTCCGGTGGTTCAGCTGTTAAGGGATCATTTACTACGGCCACTTGGGCGGCGGGTGGTACGGCGCCGTCTCCCTACACATCCACAATCTCAACGACCGGTGCGGGTGTTCTCCGCGACCTCGGGCAGACGGTTGTCTCTGCCGGCCGCGTGTTCCGTAGAATTCAATTAATCTGCCCGACCGTTTCTACGTTCGGCGTGTCTGGTACGGGTGCGGTAAACACTGCGCGTAACGATTACCTCACCGGCTACATCGAGCTCCACAGTGCGGCCATCGCGGATGACTACCCTGGTGGCACTGGCCCCCCGCAGGTTGCCTTCTACCCGGTTGTATACTAAGCAAAAAGTAAACTTTAAAAACTAAATTTAGACAGTTATAGTCTCTATATTTAGTTAAAAATAAACAATCAAATAAAATCATTGTCGAGCATAGATAGAATGGGTAATGCTCAGAGCTCCAAAACCGCTGCTAGCGGAGACATTGTGATCTTAGGAGTAAATCTAAATACAGTTAACTACTGGTATGTATTCTATATACTCTTCTCTATTGCAGTTGTTGCAGGAGGCTCATATTCTCTGTATTCCTCTGCAACTCTCGGCAAAACAATTATTTACGCAGTTGGCGCAAGTCTTGTTATGGTCTTCTTTGGAATGAGATGGTTTGGAAATATTCCTGAAAAATCTAATGTCTGGCCACCGACAATAAATACGTGTCCGGATTATCTAACCCATAATGGTACTGGATGTGTTGATTATTTAGGGGTATCTAGCCAAGTGGGTGGTTTTCCAAAGTCAACTAAGACAACAGTTCAATATTTTGGTGGATCCACGACTCCAGGACCCTATACATCAACAACGGTGAATACGGCTATCACCGCAGCTGATACAGGAAGGCTTCAAGCAATTTGTGATGCTTGCTCTAGTGGTGGCCTAACCTGGGAAGGTATCTACGATGGAGATACCTGCCTTGTTCTCAATCGTTTCCAGGCTACGAAGCAATTCGCGAAGGCAACCAAATGCACACCGTAATAGACTGAGGTCTAAACACAATCAAAGAATTCCGTTAAAGAATCAATGTCCTATGCACACCTTCATCCGAGTGTCGAAGATTTACTCAGACGATGGTTGAAAACACCAGATACTGCAGCCTTTTTGCTTGTAGGACCTCCAGGAGTCGGTAAAACGACCCTTGCTCGAGAAATCCTGAAAGAGAATGGCTATCGTATTGTTGAACTGAATGCAAGCCACACACGTAGTGGGCAGGCATTCAAGAAGCAGATTATTCCTTTACTTACGCAAAAGTCTGTTCTAGAAGCAATGTCTCCGACGAGCAATAAGCATAAGTTGGCAGTTCTACTTGACGAGATTGATGGTCTTAGTCTCGGTGAAAAAGGTGGTCTCAGTGAGCTCCTTGACTATATGCGCAGCTGGAAAGCTGGTCAGACGACTCATCCACTTCTTCTGATCTGTAATGAAATCAAGGGTCGTGCCTATCAACATATTGTTCGCCTGAGTACTTACGTGCCGATGGAATTCCCTTCAAGCAGCGTTCAGAAATGGTTGGGTGTTCAGATTCGCCCCGAAGTACTTGCATCTGCAGACCTACGTGTTATTTTGAGATCTATTCAGGGCTGCGACTCGGCAAGTATTAACCTACAGCAAGGATCTGGTGGAGAACCCCCTGAACTTACAATGGAAGAAGGTGAGACAGAAGAACCTAGTACAGATATTCTGAAATTTAGTCATTCGTGTCTCTATGACTTCTGGGACCCTCTTATCATTCCCGAAGTGGAAAACAATCTAGGAAATCTGTCAGGTCTCTGTGTTCACGAAAATATTCATAAGCGTCTAGCATCTGTTCCAGAAGCGTGGAATCACTACAAGGAATTTCTGACGTTATTCGATCTGAGCGACAAGGCAGATTACTGGGCCTTTTTCTATCAGAACTGGAATCTGCTACGACCGAGTTTTCAGCTGAAACTTAAGATTACAAATGGATTTCTATCTGAATATCCTGTTGATACAGTTCCCAGTCCTGCACAACTCCAATTTACTCAAGTTCTCACTCGCCAATCATCCATGTACAATACGTGGAAACAGATGATTCAGTTTTCTGATGAAAAAGGTTGTATGATTGAAGAAATTCCTGAATTACTAACGCAGACAACCGCTGCAAATGCAGGTATCAAGTTGTCAACGAGTCAAGCGCGAAAGATTGATTCAATGAGTATTCCTAAGCAGCTTTGTTCCTACAAGTAGAGTAGAATGGTAAAGAAATATCAGATTCACGATAATTTTGCTAGACCCTTTGAAGTAACCGTGGATGGCAAAACAGTATCCATTGTAAAAGGAAAGTATAATGAGACTAAAGATGAGTATGAATACAATAAAGAAGTTAAGATCTATCAGATCGATAACATCTGGATTGGAAAGAGTTCAGGGCCACCATACGCAGATCACACTAAATCCCAGGCTAAATTATTTATTGGAAACTCAATTCTTCTTCAGATTGCAGCTAAACGCTATGTCTATATAGGTGAATCGATTTACGAATTCGATATGGAAGATGAAGTCGAAAAGTACTTTTCGCTTATTGGAAATAATGATGTTCCGTATCCGATTTTGCGGGGCTCAAAAAACGTCTATTTTATGCTCGACCGAAAATACATTCCACGTTGTGAATTTCCTGATCTACAAACAGACAAGGAGTGGGAAAATGCGTATAGTGTGTTCTACGGTGTCTGGGATCCTGTACATCACGTACGACAGGGATCCTTTGAAAAGATGGCAAAGAAAATGAAGCATATCAAAATAATTGCCAAGCGTGAATTTTAGATAATCACCTGGCTCTCTTCCTCGTGCAATAATCGTATTAAATTCAGTGGTGCTGTTCGCCCTAGGCGCATAGCACGACCGACAATCTGACGCTCCTCTTCCTTTCGCATCGCGTGCATTAGAACTACGTGAGTTGCAGACTTCAGATCCATCCCTACACCCGCAGTAGTCGAGTTCATCAGTAAAATCTTGACTTCACCCTTCTCAAACTGGCTGAGAACATTGGAGACGTGATCTTTATTGCCACGTACGGTTGCAACGCGATAGCCACGCTCAATGAGTGTTCCCTCAATCTCATTGAACGGATTATCATAGCGATTAAAGACTAGAAACCGGCCACCACTCGAATCTGTTATACACTTGAGTAGTGCATCCTTCTTTTTGAGAAGCTTCGGAACAATCGGTGCAGCCTTTGCATTTGTTTTAGTCTTCGTCTCGCCAATTTCTATGCTACAAAGTTTCGTATAATCCAAATCGGCACGACACAAAGGGCAGTTCGCCTTTCTCTGTAAGCACGCAACAATACAGACACCGCAAAAGATACGTGAACAGCACTTTACAAATGTCGGCGTCTTCGGCTCGTCATAACAGATGGCGCAGATCTCATTCTTTGCATTCGTGATGCGCTCCTTCAGATTTGAGATCTGTTCCTTGAGTGATGCAATTCGTGTCTGCAGTGATGAGATTGCAGCCTCCTTGAGTTGAGGAGTACTGTAAGGCATTGTTTCCTTGAATGCAAGCGTCTTTTCAAGACGTTCCAGATCACTCTCACGTGAAGCACAGACTGCTGCAATCAATGAGCTCTGATTTTCTGCAGTTGCTCCTAGACGCTGGAGTGCAGACTGCACATCGCCCGCGTGCAGCAGCTCCTGAATTTCGGGGCTAACAAAGTTCGACACAAGCCGATGAACAATCGTCGACTCGCAGAGAATTCTTTGTTCAAAAATAGGCGGTGTTCTCCAACTCTGCTCCATAAATGCATTTGAAGAACGTAGCACTAGATAGCCACGTGAAGGATGTTTTGTTAGAAATGGCGCAAAGAAGTTATGACTTTTAATATCATACCGCGCATAGTAATTGTGGCCATTTGTTGCCTGATCCTGCTGTAAGAGAATCGCAAGTTCAGGATGAATTCCATTTGAAATCTGACGATTCAGAAATGTCTCAGACATATACATATAGAGACCGTGAAACAGCAGATTTGACCACGTTGCTGTCATACCCCAGTAAAAATTCGCCTTTGGCATCGCAGTCGTCGAAGTAAATTGTATATTATCAATTTCATCAAAGACAATGCGAGACCACTGCATTGTTTCGTGCACTCGCTTTTCCATAAAATGTTTAATAATCGTATTTGACATTAACGTTATATCACGTGTCTTTGCATTCGCGATAAAATCAGGCTTTTCTAAAGCCTTTGTCGTGCGAACTTCTACAAACGATAGACCTGTTTGCTTCGTGATGGTATGCTTCCACTGATGAAAAAGAGTATGCGGAACAATAATGAGAGTCGCACCTGAGCAATCTGTAGTTGAAACCGGCTTATGGCTCCAGAACATTGATTTTGACAAGGAATGAATACGAGAATAGACTTTGGCTGCTTGCTGTGCCTTTGCTTTCATATGTGCTATATATCCAAGCATCATCAGAGTCTTACCTGATCCGACTTTATCGCCTAAAATTGCAAATTGACTATAATGCTGCTCAGCCCCAATGCGAAATCCATTAATACATGCAAATTCTTTCTCTTCCATCGCAGAAATCATTGCAAGCTGGTGAGGATGAAGAGGTACTTTAATATCTGCTGATTGACTCGCTACTGATGATTCGCTCGTCAATGAATAAGTTAATGGTTGTTGATACACATCTAACATCATTGCAACCGATTCATCTTGCGGCATTGTGCAAACACTTCTAATTCTTGGGTCTTTTTCGTGTTTAGACCTCAGAGAGACGAAAAGAAGTTAAAGACTTCAGGATCCTTAATAAAATTCTTTAATGTAAGAGTTGTCCTTTTAATCAATGGATTCTCTGCCGCCCTCAGAATAGACTTATCAAATGTGTTGTCGCTATGGCTCATCACAAGCATCACACTCATCGGATTTAATTGGATCAGCTGATTCTTATAAGACTCCAAGAACGACTTTTCTTCTGCAAAGGCAACTGCCTCGTCGTACGTATGCTTTGCAGCATACCGTTTGCGCCAAGCCATCGTGCCATTCGTCGCATGTGTCGGACCATACGGTCCAATCTTAAAGATTTCCTTGGTATCTGTAAAATACATAAACACTTCCGAGGATCCAGCCAGATCTACAAACGGTTTTGAACGTAGTGCAGCAACTGCAGCAGAAACTCTATCAGGGAAATAAAAATCATCATCATCGAAGGCAACAAGTATCTCCCCCTTGGCCTCGCGGTTCAGACGGTTCCTTTTTTCGCCCAGTGTCTGCTTCTCCTCACTGCGAATGTAAATCGTTAGTGGGAGCCGGTGCTGCGCTTCATCAATCAGATCACCGACAGGCTCTTGGCCGTCATCGTACACGATCCATTCCATACGATCTCTCGGATATGTCTGAGTTTCAATCATACGAATCAGAGTTGGAATGAAGCGTCTGCGATTATAGGTTGGTGTTACAATGCTCACAAGAGGCAAGGACATTTCTGTAGATAGAATACTAGTGATTCTTAGACCGCTGCTTTACTATCTGTCACTTTCGGAGGTTGAGCTAAAGGTGCAGTTCTCTGAAATGCTTCAAGATAGCTTTGCGCAACCTTTGCTCGTGCATCAATGCTACCCTGATCTTCCTTGTAGCAAAAGGGAGACAAGAAAAAGATCTCCAAATCTCCATTTGGGACATAGGTACTAAGCGGTAGAAATCCCCACATTGGTACTGGTATGTTAAAGTAATACAGATTCAAGATGTACTTAACAATTAAAATCGGCGACAGAATACATCCATACATAAATGAAACAAGACGACCTGCAGGTGAGTATCCAATATCTTGATTTGCTGCAATATGTCCACCATACAGGGCAACTGCGATACACGTAATAACAATAAAGGTTGTTAGAATTCCTTGGGATGATTGTGCAAGAAATCCTGATATGCTTGCTTTACTCCGGGCGGAAAGTTTTGCAGCCTCATCTTTAGCATCTTGTTCTGCCTTTGCTTTTGCCGCGGCGTCTGCGGCTGTCGCCACCTTATTTTTTGCAACACGCGCATCTTGCTCTGCCTGTTTAGCCTTTTCTTTAGCATATGCATCTGCTTTTGGATCTGATACCGCAGTATTAACCATATAAGAAATTTTATTACTAAGGCTTGTTATAAAACTCATCTACTCTTATCTTTAATTTAGAAGAAAGAGTAGATGTCCGCAGACTATACTGTTGTAGTACCATCGTATAAAAGAGCAGAGGGGTGCCGTGATAAGACTTTGGCCGTTTTACATGAATACCGTATTCCAAAGGAGAATATCTACGTTGTTGTTGCTGATAAGGAGCAAAAGAAGGAATATGAAGCGGTCCTTGATCCGAAAACCTACAAGGAGATTCTAGTGGGCGTTCCTGGACTTCCTCAAGTTCGTAATTGGATCTTTGATCACTTTCCTAAGGGTACTCCACTTGTATCTCTAGATGATGATGTATCTGGATTTATCGAATACGATGCAAGTCAAAAAAGACACGAGCGAAAACTGAAAAGTCTGAAGGGTATTATCGAGCGCGGATTCAAAGAATGCAAAAAGGCCGAGTGCCGCTTCTGGGGCGTCTATCCGAGTGCAAATGGATTCTTTATGAAACCAACGGTCACGACAGATCTTAAGTTTTGTGTAGGTCCTTTCTGGGGCTGCTTTAATCCAGGTAAGGAAGTGCGTATTGACATCGGTCAAGGTGAAAAGGAAGATTACCAAAGAACATTGCAATTTTTTATTAAAGATGGCGCTATTGTCCGTCTTAATTTTGTTGCACCGAAGACTGCCGTTTACAAGACGCCTGGAGGGCTGCAATTTGGTAATCGTTTCAAACGTGAGCATAAGACGATTAAAGCGATGATGAAGCGATGGCCTGGTTGGATAAAAGAAAACCCCACCAGAAAATCTAAAATGCCTGAAATACGACTCAAAAATCCAAATCTGGAATCTGAAAAAGCCAAAAATACCACACGTAAAAAGAAGAAAGACTAAGTCGCATATTTTTCTAATATGCGAGTTTATGTCGCATATTTGACTCCACCCATACCTCCTTCAATAACCAAGAAGTTCAGACTTTCCACATAAATAAGAAAATCAAATGTATAATTTGTTCCAGCAGCCTGAGGCCAAGGATCCAGATCAATCTGAAAATTCTTAACACGACTGGTATTCAATGATCCACTCGGCTTCATCCACCTGGATGTGTCTAACGCAAAACTGTAAATAACTAATCCTTTCGGAAATACTCCCGCGGCGTATCTCCAAGAGGATAACTCGTGAAAATACTGAGTTGGCTTAACTTCCTGAATTTCATTTCCATCGCATAAAACGCGCAACTGTCGAATAATATCCTGTTGTGATCCTGCAATCAATAGACCAGAGTTGCCTAGACCTGCCAATCCTGTACTGTACACAGTACCGATTGCAGTATAAGGTGCAGTAGTCTGTGAAAACCAATTTGTAAAGTTGGTCCACGTATTCAGATTCAGAATCATATCGCTACGCCGAGGCAGAAGTAGTAAACGAGGAACTGGATTGTGAGTGTACAGATTCAGATTCTGCCGGCTTGTGATTTGCGGAAAGGAATAGCGTGTGACTTGTCGAACTGGATAGGTTAATGTTTGACTAGCAAAGGTATTTCGTTCTTCATCTGTCAGATATACATAGGTTGCCTGAATATAGGCATTTAGGGGCCAAGTACTGAGGGTAGGTGTTGCGTATCCAAAATCAACCAAATAGTTATTCAGGTAATTTTCAGGCGTAGTGGTTGTCACATAGTTTAAATTACCAGTCTGAATCTGCTGTGTAGATGTAAGTACGCGATATCCAGGACGAACACGATATCCAGAAGGATCCAAGATTGTAAATAAATCCTGAACTGGTCTGAGTGTTAGCTGGAGATAGCATTCGTGATACTGAAGTGCAACGAGAGGTAAGGCTAAACTCGGATTCTGCGTAAACCAGAAAGAGAGTGGCACAGTGATCTGCTGACCCGGAATCGAAGGTGCATTTGTCTGCACTGAGATAGTTGAATCATTATTCTGTGCAACAGTCGGATAGAGCGTCCTAGAACGGACAACTGAGTTTGTTGGCACGCCGGAGTAAGCACCGTTTGCTGGATCATTTAGTTCTGGAATATCACCGATAAGCTCCTGCCACTTATTGTATTGAGTTTCATCTTGATCGGTTTGTGCAGTTGCAATCAAGTAGTCGCTATCAAATTCTTGTATTTCTGTACCACCTACGAGAAATGTTGCATCCTGTATAAGATGAGCACCAATATACCGATTCCACTTGAACTCATACTGACTAGGACGGACGCTTGGATTCACAAACTTGCTGTAAATATCCGGAAGCGTAAATGTTAGATACAAGTCGGAGAGTAGATCCGCAATTCGTTGAATCTTTACTTGAAGCTTAATAGGTGCATCCCACTGCAATTCTCCAGGGCCATCCACTTGAAGGGTCGCAGATTCAAAGGCAAAATGACTGTATTTTTTCAAAACAAGATAGAAATAAGTAAAATCAGGGTTTCCACTCAAAAGTACATTCTGAGAACCGTAGGCTACTAAAACATATAAACCTCCTCCTGTCATGACAACTCTTCTTGCTGTTGTGAAACAAGATGAGTTCTCATTTAAACCGAGAATCGGAAAGCTCCGATTCTCAGTTGGTCTGCTCTTTGACTTTGTCAATGAGCTTAAACCGAAAAGCGGATCATCCCGCAAAAAAACTTACTTATTCGTCCACCATTGATCAATCAAATAGGGTGAGATGCTCATACTCGGGCCCGCAATCTTCGGAGAAGGACCCATATTCATCAGTGTCTGGATCTCAGTATAGGTCAGAGCATAAGAGAAGTAAAATACACGACTTACCATACCTGACGCAGATCCCGCAAACACAAGATTACTTCCAGCTCCGGGACTTGTCATTAGTGAAAGAGCAGAATCATCCGTATCATTCTTTAGAGAACTAGTCGTTGTTGAATTGAGTGTAAATTTTCTAGAGCTGAACAGTGATACATCTCCGTAGTTCTGGTAAGGCGGTGTATTGCCAGCCAAGGCCATCTTCGTCTTGAGATTTCCGTTGATGTAGATAAGAAGTTGATTTCCCTTGCACGACACAACCAAGTGAAACCACTTCTCAACAGGAATATTCTCAATATCACAAAAGTTATTCCACGTCGAATAAGAATTCATATAGACACGCAGAGTATTCGCATTCCCATGCACAAAGATACCAGGTCCCATCAAAGGATATGCCTTAGAGTATCCCTTGTGTAAGATATGATAGAGAGCGGAGTTGCCATCTCTGAATGTAGAGCTCTGAATGTAGCAAAACATTGCATAACTGAATTCAACACCGGAGCGCTGATTATCCGAAGTATACACTGTTTGTGCAATAGGACTTGCCGGGTTTTGAACTGCTGTATAAGAAAGAGATCCGGAAGGATATGTATCAGGGAACAATTCAACACGATCACGGAACATTCCCAAGTAGGACTTGTACAAATACTCAGCGAAAAGCAGCGTAAAGTAAATAATAGCAACTAACGCAACTCCAGTTAGCACTTGCGACAGCGGATCAGTACCACCAAAGGATACACCCGTACTGGGAAAGCTATTCGTTTTTACAGCACCATTATTTGCGGCCTGCATACTCTCTAACTATCATTAGGATTGTAAAAAAGACATTTTTTAAGGTCTTTTTTATAATTTAGTTGAATGGGAGTCTTAACTAGGTGTGCTTCCAGAAGCGATCGTCTCACCATTACGTTTGAGTGAGAAGGAATACTGACCGGGATCGAAATACTTGAGGAACTGTGTCCAGATTGATGTATCCTCAGGTCCATTATTGTACAAAGCCCAGACACGATCAGGAGTATACGCAAAGTTGGCAGCGTTGATCTGGCCGATGAGGCCGCCGAAACCATTGGGGCCACCGACCTTCATTTTATAGGTTGATCCATTTCCATCTACATCAAACATCGAACCAAGAACAACACTGCGAGTGAGCTTGCCGTCCATATATACATCAAGACGACGACCACTGAGAACCACGCAGACGTGCACCCACTTCTGGAGGTCAACCGCCTGTAAGTCTCCTTGCAAGAAATCTTGTTCTCCATCTGAGTAAGGACTTGCTTGTCCTGCATTAAGGGTACCCTGTATACTAGCATTCGTACCTGTGCCCGTAAACAACATAGGATTTTTACTATTCGGACTTTGAGTGGATACACGGATACCCATTTTATTGGTGCTCGCACCCATGTACATCTGGAGCGTGTTAAAATTTCCACCGCCACCATCAATTGTTAAGAATGTCTTATTCTTATTTGCATTAATTCCCCAGTTAGCAACATAAATCCAAATACTGACTGAATATTCACCACCCTTATAAATTGCAGGTATTTGAGAGGATCCTGCAACAGCATTTGTTCCTGACCCTGAGGATGGTTGTACTTTAAATTCACTTGCAGTTGCATCTTGCCCAGGCAGCCCACCTGATGAGTTGGAAAACACAACCATATCCGCCTTTTCAGCAGCACCATTCAGGTACTTGTATAAGTAATATAGGCATACGCACAGGATAACAATGCCAGCTAGCATCATAATGATTCTTCCAGGACCTGTTGTCATGGCTCCGACTGCAGAGTTCATTCGATTCTATTCATGTTAGAAGAATTATAGCGTGGCTGGTAAAATACCCATTGATCTAAGCATATGAAGTCTGCCAGGTTTCATAAGGATTTGGCTTCTTGGGTTCAGTGCAAAGTCCACCCGGGCACCCAATGCCAAGCCAAGGAACTGTTGAAAACAATCTATCTATACCAATTGCATCTGAAGAAACACTATAGGGTTTTCCATCTGTGCCCGCCTGTTGAGAAATTAGGGAGTAGATATCCTGTGTCGAAAGAGCAACTGAGTATAAAACCATATTTGTTATACTTCCATCGAGGCGACCAGTAGAGTCTCCAATCTTTAGAGGTTGAGTTGTATCCTTTTCGGGCATACCAGTTGTGCACGTATAGGCCGCCGTTAGTTTACCATTTAGATAAACCTTGAATCGAGCAGACTGTTTGACAATGGCAACCGATGTCCACCGCTGGAGATCAATATTGTAAAGTTCAACTACTTCATTTCCTGTATTGGTTTTAATAACAAGTTGAGCAGGTGCAGATTCTTCACCGCGACTTGCATCGGGGGCAACGAGTAGATTTAACTTTAGTACACCACTACCAAAAGTGAGTGCCGTAGCATATTCATTTCCAACCCGAGCTGTACGATCCTTAATCGTTGGATTTATGAAAAAAAACAAGGTAGATCCAGATGTGCCATACCACGACTTATCCAATTGCTCAGCTGTAGCAACAGATGTATCTTCAGATAATAAAACTGATAGTTTGTTTGAATTAGGAATGGGTACTAGAATACTACTATTTTCACGTTTACCTACTGTACCAAAAGTGTATCTTACAATTAAATAAATAACAAGAAGGACTACACCAAGCCCTAACACGAGATATACCGTGTTCATCTACCGGTAGATGCTAATTTAGACTCATCAAATCGAAATTTCATTATAGTAATGAAATTTTGAGTAATGAAATTTTGACTTTACGATGTCGATGCAAAGGATTTAACTTCTATTAATGTATCCATTCTTGAAAGTAATTCTTCAGCTGACGGTACATATCCAAATGTGCGTAAGTTCATAGCCTGAATGCCTTTTCCATAGGCTATACTATTAATTGTAATTGCTGAAGGAGGGAGTAAAACATCATTATTTTTTAATTGTAATGCAGGATAACTAGCATCAAACTGAACTGTTGAATACAATTTACCATTCAAGTAAGCTTCCATATAGGTTGGTTTTACAACAACACCAATGCGGAAGGGTGTATGAACAGGAACATTTTCAAGTAGAGCTGCCTTAGGATTTGCCCGCAAATCACCTGAAAATGATTTTACATAGACTGTATTAATTGAATTATCTAGACTAATCTGAAGTTTAGGAGAAGCCAACGATCCAATGATAAAAAAGATACGCTCCTTACTTGTATTTCCTGTAGTAGGAATTCGTGGTTGAGGAAATTCATCATCAATATTAACATCAATTGTGATAGCGTAGTATTCCTGACCTTCAAGTACAGTACAGTAGGGTTCGGTTGTATTTTTAGATGGAGGTACTCCGATTGTTACCGTTTGCACACTAGATGATGTTGACCAGAACGCCTGTGTCTTGTCAATGCCGGGTAAAGAGTAAGGAAGCCTCTTAAATACAGGTGTTATCCATTGGTCAATGGCAAGTACAAGGAGGCCAATTGCTAAAAGAGTTGCAATAAAGTACATAACATATCTCATTATGGTTGTAGCCATAGTCCCTGTAGGCAACCGGGAGGTTGCTTCAATCGCAGCACGACTCGCAGCCGCTGCTGCAGGACCTCCTACAGGCTTACCAATTTCCTTTCCAAGTGTTTTTGTATCTTTTAGAACTTGTGCAATCTTTTGGGCCCTTGATGCGTCCATCTCTAGCAGCGACTAAGAATGAATTATTCAATGTTTTCTGTCTTTCTTTTCTTCTTTCGTG